CTTGGTAATCCTGCACAATCCACTGATTTGAATGCTTCATCAAGTATAAACTCTCAAGGATTAGCCAGATTTGTTTCAGCATCAATAGGTGGTTGGACTGTTGGAACAGGCTCAATAGAAAGTGCTGGTGGTAGTTTAGTATTAGATCCTGCTGGTAGACAATTCAGAGTAAGTGATGGTAGTAATGACAGAGTTCACCTTGGACAAACTGCGCCGGGTGAATTCGGTATGAAGATTTTTGATGGAACGGGCGTTGCCGATAGTGACATATTGGTAGAATTAGGACAAGGTGGTAATACAATTGGTGGGTTTGAAATTACTAGTGACCAAATCACAGGTGGTGAATTAGTATTAGATAGAAATGGAACGATTAAATCTGCTGGTTTTCAACAAGATGTGGCTGGTTCAGGTTTTATACTAACAGCTGCACAGGGTGGTTTCTTAGAAGTGGAGAATGCAAAGATTCGTGGAACGATGGCCACAACCACTTTTGAAAAAGAAAGTGTCAATGCAGTGGGTGGACAGTTATATGTTGCTAATTCCACCACACTAACCTCTTCTGCATTTCCAACCACATTAGCATCAGGCGGAAGAACGGATGGTAATTATCCAGCAAACGAAACAACAATGTCTGTAGCAAATGTTTCAGGTTTCTCAGTTGGTGAAATACTTGTACTGAAGAAAGTAACTGATACAGGATTCTCAACAGAATATGTGAAAGTTGAATCATCTTCGTTAGCTGCACCAGGCAGTGACACAGATTTGTCAGGACAACTTTACTTAGTCAGAGGATATTCAGGTTCACAACCAAGCGGACAAGACAGTTCATCATTAGGTGATACTGCGAGTGCTGCAACATTTTACTCTGGCAGTCAAGTCATTGTTTCTACTGGCAAGATAGGAACAGGTTTTGTGAGAATAAATGCTAATCCAAATGATACTGCCACACCTTATATGGATATTGTTGAAAGAACTGGTTCTGCTATTTATGATACTGAATTAAAAGTTAGACTTGGAGATTTAAGTGGTGTTGCCGGTAGTAGAAATGTACCATCGGGCTTCACAGGCTTTGGACTGATGAGTGAAGTTGCTTTCCTATCAGGCTCACAAATCAAATTAGAAGCTCCAACATTTTTACTTGGTGATTTGAATCAAAATTTTGTCAGTGGTTCGAATAGTAACATAGAAATCAGTTCATCTAAATTTCACTTAAAACCAGATGGTGATATAATAGTCAGAAAGGTTAGTGCCGAAGAAGGTACTGCTGGTGGATGGACACTTGAAAGTGGCAAACTAGGGGCTAATGCTGTAGCCCCAAGCACTTACAGAATGGAGATAAATAGTAATACTCAAGCTTTATCTATCAACAGTAGCACATTTGGTAGCACTGGTATTCAATTGGAATACAATAGCGGAACTCCAAGAGCATTTATTGGTAAAAGTGGTGCCGGATTCCTAAAGTTCGATGGTTCGAATGTAGAAATTAGTTCCTCTGCCTTTTTCTTAGGTGGTGGTAGTCAATTCGTCAGTGGTTCTGATGGAAACATTGAAATAAGTAGTTCTAAATTTCATTTAACTCCAGAGGGTAATGTTGTGATGAATAATGTTACTGCTTCAAATATAAATGCAAGTGGTGATTTAAGTGCAGCAGAAGGTACATTTCAGGATATAAATGTTATGGGTTCTTTAGTTCCTAATGCAAATGCAACAGGCTCAAATGATGGATTTAAAGTTGTTGAGACATGGATAAACGAAACTACAACCACAAGTGCATTTGTGACCAATCGTTTCATATCTGCACATCTTTCAGATTTATCTGCTTCATCTTGGGGCTGGACTCCAACTCTGAGTAGTGGAAATCCAAGAAATATCGTTATAAAGTTCTCTGATGGTGATGGAACTAGCCCAACCGTAGCACAGATGGCATTGACTCCGGAGGATACGAGGAGCGATGCGGCTGGAGATCCTCCACCATCATTCTTCAAGTCTATTGGTCAGGCTGAAGGTAGAGCAAAAGGTAGTGCAGATAGCAGAGTATCCAAATATTTATACGATGCTAATGTTTATCATAATGATTACGGTAGCACGTTTGGTACACATGGTGGTATTCCAAAGATGGGTGTGGACTTATCCGATGGTAATGGAAGTGATATAACCACCGCAGGTTTTGCTCGTACTCAGGGTTCACTCTTCACTACATTGACAAGCGCAGAAATCAACATACCATTAGCACAAGACGATTTATTTGAATGTTTTCTTGAATTCGCAATAAGAGATGCTGGAAACTATGGTGGATTTCAGCAATTGTCACAAGTAAAAATCTTAAAGGCTTCTGATGATTCTGTCATGTATGGTGATGCACAAAAACACAACGGAACTGGTGATTGGACTATATGGAGTATCCCTATGTCTACAAAGGCAGAATTGATTAAATCAGCCGGAACAGCAATTCAAGGTGAAGCCTTCACCTTAACTACGGCTATCAAAATTGAGTTAAAGGTTGGTTTCTTTACATCAGATGTGATGAATACATATCAAGGCAAGAGTGAGTTAGTTGCTAATGTCAGTGGTGGTGGTGGAACCTTAGATGGGTTCATCATAACAGAAATGAGAATGAGAAGAGCACCATTCCTTGCAGTATTAGAGACTGAGAATGCTGTGATAGCTGATTTATATCCACGGGCCCCTAATGACGCAATCACAACAAGGGGCACTCATAAGGCTAACAATAGGTTTCAAGCACCTATGTTTCGTGGTTCTGATTCAGACACATATATAGATACCTCTACTTCTAACCTTTTGAAGTTTTACGCGAATAATACTGAAGTATTGAATTTAGCTTCTAATGGTATGAAACTCCCTAATCAAGATTTTTTCTTGGTTCGCCCTACATCTGATGTAAATAATTATCCAGATGATACAGACACTACTGTTGTATTTGGAACTGAGATAATCGACCAAGGTAGTAATTTTTCATCAAATACCTTTACGGCTTCAAGAACTGGTGCTTTTTGTTTGATGACATCATTACAGTTTCATGCAGGGAGTTTAGACGCATCTATTCATTATGTTCTTAAAATAGTCACAAGCAATAGAACTTATCTTAAAATGATACCGGGTAATGGTTCTGAATTAATGAACATGACCTTTAGTGTGATTGCAGATATGGATCAAGGAGATACGGCGCACGTAGTATTTAAACCAAAAGGTAGTGCTACTGCGGACTCAGACGCGGGTAGTAACAGTAGTGTAACATCATTTTTCTGCGGTTACGCATTAGGATAATATCAAAGGAGAAAAAAATGGCAACAATTGTATCACAATCAATATCGGATACCGATATGTTATTATTAAAAAACGATTTGTACGATGAGAATAATCCAGATAACCCAGCTCACCTGTGGGTGGAGAACGCGTTAACTGGAAAAATAAATCAATGTTACAAAAGAATGAGGAATCAATGGGTTCCATTACTTATGGAAGATAATTCAATATCTGCAATATCTGCGAGTAAGGATGACTTTGTTCAACAGGTTGTAAATCATTCATCATATCAAAATAGATATCACAGAGAAGTATCAGGTTCAATCTAAAAAGTAACTTTTTTATATTTATTATTGAATAAATAGATTTAGGATTATATGAAAAAACTCACTAAATACCTTACAGAACCTTTTTTAGAGGAAGATATAAAAATACCTGTAGAAATAGGTGATACTATTCTTATGGGTAGATTTAAGAATAAAAAAGTAGTGGTTAAAACCATTGATTTTAATGACAACGGTGACTTGCTAATCAATGGCAGACCTGCATTGAAATTCAGAGTGGTGAAAAAAGTAAATGAAGCCCCAAGAGTACCTCGTAAAAAAGGACAACATCGTGGTTCAAAGTCACACTCTGATTTATACACAGATGAAAATCCTAAAGGTACTATCAAAGGGTTGAAGTTTGCCACAGTAAAAGATGCTCGGGCTTCTGTGAATAAGATAAAGAGCAGTGGTAAATCACACGCACATAAGATACAAGCTGCTGTGGCTATGGAACAAAGAGCTAGAGAGATGGGTAAGAGTTCTCAAGCAGCTGTTTACCGTGCTTACATCAATAAGATGAAAAAGAAAACCAAAAAGAAGAACGAAGAGTTTGGAGCACCTGCTGGTACACTACCATCACCAAGTCGTAAGATGGTAAAGAAGATGAAGAGAAAAGGTAACACCTCAGTTCCTTATGGTAGTGGATATAAAAAATTAAAAGAAGTACTTGACTTGTATAGTAAAAATTTCGTAGCTTCTATTATAGAAAATGAGAGTAGTGCGTCTAATTTGAAAGAACAAAAAATTAAAAAAGTTATTGGTATATACGGTGGTCGTTTCCAACCATTTCACAAAGGTCATCTAGCAACATTCAAATGGCTTAAGGGTAGAGTGGATGATGCTTTTATAACTACATCAGATATAAAACAACCACCAAGACATCCGATGGGTTTCAAAGAAAAGGTACGACATATGACTAAAATGGGTGTACCGAAGAATCGTATTGTGATGGAGAAGTCTCCGTATGTGGCAAAAAACTTATTGAAAAAATATGACCCTGAGACAACGGCAGTTGTATATGTTGTTGGAGAAAAAGATGCGGGCAGATTAGGTGGTAAATATTTCAAACCATATACAACAGATATGAAAGGATTTGAAGAACATGGATACATTCTTACTGCACCACAGCAAGGAAGTATCAGTGGTACAAAAGCTAGAGAGCTATTGGGCAGTCCGATGGTTGATGATAGTGAAAGACAAAAGAGATTCAAAGATGTCTTTGGTTACTTCGATAGAGGTATTTACAATATGATGACTAATAAATTTAAAAAGTTATTCGAAACCTATACATTGTCAGATGAATTGATAAAAGAATTTTTGATAGAATCAACAGGCACACCTGCAGGTAACTTAGATGATGGGCCTTCCACCTATTATCAAAGTTTAGGTGCTTACAAAAAAGTATCGAAGGAATGGTTAGATTCTCTATACTCAGATACAGGATGGGCGGTTGTAGATTATATTTACAGAGATGGGATTATAAAACCCGAAGACAATGTTGCAAAAGCAGATGATGTGCACAAAAGAAGAAAGACAGGCGAAAAACACTACACATCCGTACCTCTTTCCTATTTAGATCATGGACAGGCAAAAGGTTCAACCAAAGCTGTGAACAATTACAAAACTTGGATGAGTAGTGTGGTGAAACCATTAGGTTGGGAAGTGGTGAGCTGGATGGGAACAGATTCTGCCATCGACAATATAATCGGTACATTATTTGCAGCTGGTGCAACTGGCGATTCATATGATGTCAATTTATTTGAACAAATAAATCCAAAGAATTTATTAAAACAAAGAAGTAAAGAAAAGGAGTTATTACTTATGGGTGGAGCCTACGGACACCTTAATCATCCCTTCGATAATAGAAATTTGACATTTGGGGATTTTAAAACACTAATTATTAATACACTTCAAGGTAAGTTAAACAACGAAGGACAGGTTGCCGAAAAGACAGACGGGCAAAATATTATGGTTAGTTGGATAAATGGTAATTTGAGAGCAGCACGAAATAAAGGGCATTTGAAAAATTTTGGAGCAGCTTCATTAGATATCAATGGTGTGAAAAATATGTTTAGTGGTAGAGGTGATATTGAAAAAGCATTTGTATACGCTATGACAGATTTACAAAAAGCTATAGGTGGGCTTAGTGAAAAACAAAAAGAAAAAATATTCGGAAATGGTAAAAGGTTTATGTCTTTAGAAATTATCTATCCTGCAACATCAAATGTTATCCCTTATAATAAGTCATTGTTACAATTTCACGGTACAATAGAATATGATGCTACTGGTACACCAATTGGTTCAGACAGTGGTAGTGCAAAAGTTTTGGCTGGAATGATTAAACAGATAAATCAAAACATACAAAAGACATTTAGTGTAACAGGTCCTTTTCTCACTAAACTACCGAAAGTAAAAGATTTCAGTAGTAAACAGAGTTACTTTTTGAACAAATTGAAAAGGTTGCAAAATCAGTTTGCTTTAACAGACAAAGATACACTATCTGATTATCATCAGGCATATTGGATGGAATATATTTTTAATGGTGCAAAGCAAACAGATTATCCGAATCCATCGAACAATGTGTTGATGAAACTTACAAAAAGATGGGCATTTTTTGATAAATCATATAAGATACCACAGATAAGAAAAGACTTAGAAAAATATCCAAAGTTTCTTAATTGGGTTTTGAAGACTGATAAATTAGACCATGCAAAATTGCAGAAAAAGCATATTAGAGATTGGGAAGTTCTATTCTTTGAATTAGGTGCAGAAGTGCTTTCGAATATAAAAGATTTTATAGCAGCTAATCCTAATCAGGCAGTTCAGAAGATTCGTAGTGATTTAGCTAAGGCTATCACAAAAGTGAAAACCTCTAAAGACCCAAAAGTTTTGTACACACTGAAGACACAACTTGATAGACTTAATGCAATTGGTGGATTGAAAGCAGTTGTTCCAACTGAAGGTGTAACTTTTATTTTTAAAGGAAAGTTGTATAAGTACACAGGTGCATTTGCACCAGCAAATCAAATATTAGGAATGTTAAAATTCGTATAGGAGTAGGTTATGGGATACAGTAAAGAAACAGAAAGACAAAACGAAGTATTAAAATCTTTGTTAAAGGGTGAGACACCGGAAAAAAGAGTGATGGTTGGTTACGAAGGAAAGTCTGAAGAAGGTGGTGACAAAATTAGTCACCTCAGTGAAGTGATGAAAGAAGCTAGAATGCCTTGGTTTTGTCCTAATTGTAAAAAAGTTATGAAACAAAGACTTGATAATAAATTTTGGATGAAATTCAATCATTGTTTCGATTGTCAAATAGAGATTGAAAACAAAATGCGTATTGCTGGAACATATGATGAGTGGGAGAAGAAAAAGATAAAAGAAAATAAAATAGCTTTTCTCAAAGACCAAATACAGGCAATTGAAGAGTGGAGAGAAACTAAAGCGCCAGAATGGTTGAATAATGTCGGTGTAAACTATCCCGAATTGGAAAAGGAAAAGTGGAATATAGATATGGATAAATTCAAAGCTGATGCAGATGAAGCTTTAGAAAAGTACAAAGAAGTTTTAGAACAATTGGAGAAAGAAGAATGAAGATATGGAAAATCATTATTGGATTCTTAGGTTTAATTGGTGGTCTTTTTGCCGCAAATTCAGCTAAAAATAAAAAAGTAAAAGAGTTGAAGAAGGTTATCAAAGAAAACAAAAAAGAAGAAAAAAAAGTTGAAAAGAAAATTAAGGAATTAGAGGAAGCTAAAACTGCTTCAAAAAAGGAAGTTGGTAATTTGAAAAGAAAACTTACCAACAGTAAAAAGAAAACACAGAAAATGCAAGAAGCATATGATAATGATGAAGTCGAATCAGCAGAAGATTTTCTGAGGAATTTTGCGAAAAATAAATGAGGATAATTATGAAGATATTAAAATATTTTGTGATTATATTTTTTGCTATGTCAATGGCAGATAGTCAAGGAATACAAAAGGGTGGTAAAAAACCAGAGTCGTTTACCTACGATGAAGCATTGGAAATGTTAAAAGCCCGTGATGCACAATGGGAAGGAAAGTTAGCAAAAGCTGATTCATTAATTGAGTCACAGAAAGTCGTTATTTCTGATGGTGAAAAATTGATAGCAGAATTAGAAGAGTATTCTAAGGTTGAACAAGTCCTATCAGAAGCAAAGAGTAAACAGATTAAATTACTACAAGAACGTGATAAATCTAATGAAGAACTTATAAAAACACTTCAACCAAAGTGGTATGAGAATAAATACCTTTGGTTGGGATTAGGATTTATTTTAGGAAAGATATAATGAAACCTGCACCACTAAAAGAAGTCATCAAAAAAGAGTATGTTAAGTGTGCTCAAGATCCTGTATACTTTATGAAAAAGTATTGTGTGGTACAGCATCCAATGAAAGGTAAAGTTCCTTTTCATTTATATGAATATCAGGAAAAATCTTTACAGACTTTTGAAGAACATAGATTTAATATTATTCTAAAAGCTCGTCAATTAGGATTATCTACATTGACTGCTGGATACTCTTTATGGATGATGACTTTTCATAGTGACAAAAACATATTAGTGATTGCCACTAAACAAGATACCGCTAAAAATTTGGTGACTAAAGTAAGAGTTATGCACGCCAACTTACCAAGTTGGTTAAAGCAAAAGTGTGTTGAGGATAACAAGCTGTCTTTAAGATACATAAATGGTTCGCAGGTAAAAGCAGTTGCGAGTGGTGAAGAAGCTGGTAGGTCAGAAGCTCTTTCACTGTTGATACTAGATGAGGCTGCGTTCATCGATAAGATTGAACCAATATGGGCTGCTGCTTCACAGACATTATCAACTGGTGGACAATGTATTGCATTATCCACACCAAATGGTGTTGGTAATTGGTTTCATAAAACTTGGGAAGGTGCAGAAAATGGAACAAATGATTGGAACTTTATAAGATTACATTGGAATCTACATCCTGAAAGAAATGATGAATGGAGAGAAGAACAAAACAATCTATTAGGCCCGTCATTAGCAGCTCAAGAATGTGATTGTGATTTTATTACTTCAGGACAATCCGTTATCGATGGTATAATACTTGAGGAATATAGAGAAAAACAAGTACAGGAACCATTGGAAAAAAGAGGTATAGATTCCAACCTATGGATATGGCAGCCGGCAAACTATACTAAGGATTATGTACTCAGTGCTGACGTAAGTAGAGGAGATGGCACAGACTATTCCGCTTTTCACGTTATGGAAATAGAGTCTATGGAACAAGTAGCGGAATATAAAGGTAGGATGTCCACAAAAGACTTTGGTAATCTATGTGTCAATGTCGCAACAGAATATAACAATGCCTTATTAGTGGTTGAAAACAACAATATAGGTTGGGCTGCTCTACAACAATGTATTGATAGAGGTTATGAAAACCTTTTTTATATGAGTAAAGATTTAAAATATGTAGATACAGAACATCAGATGTCTAATAAATATAGAGTACAAGATAGAAATATGGTTGCGGGATTCAGTATGACAATGAAAACTAGACCATTAGTTGTATCTAAATTAGAGGAATATTTCAGAGAAAAGTCGGTAATTGTTCGCTCAAATCGACTAATTGATGAGTTGTTTGTATTTATATATAACAACAATAAAGCTGAAGCTATGCAGGGATATAACGATGACTTAGTTATGAGTTTTGCTTTAACTCTTTGGGTGAGAGATACTGCATTGAGGTTGAGAAATGAAGGAATACAATTGACTAAAAGAACTTTAAGTGGTGTAGCATCACAAATGATACCACAAAAACCAACCAATAAGACAAACTCTTGGGAAATGGAAGTAGGTCCCAATGGAGAAAAAGAGTCGATAGATTGGTTACTTAACTAAGAGGTAAAAAAATGGCCGACAATAAAGACATATTTTCAAGATTAAAAAGATTATTTTCTACTAACACTATCGTTAGAAACATAGGTGGTAGAAAGCTCAAAGTAGTGGATACAGGCAAATTACAAGGGTATGTTCAAACTAATTTAGTGGACAGATATCAAAAACTGTATGGTGGTATCGGTAGTGCACAACAATTTGGATACAATGACCAACTTTACCAACAGCAATTAAGATTAGGTTTATTCAGAGATTATGAATCAATGGACTCTGATGCTATAATCGCATCAGCACTTGACATTTATTCAGATGAATCTACGATGAAAAATGAATATGGTGAGGTTTTATCAATAGAAACTACGAATGACAATGTGTATGATATTTTGCATAACCTATTTTACGATGTGATAAACATAGAATTCAACCTTTGGCCTTGGATTCGTAATATGAATAAGTATGGTGATTTCTTTTTACAGCTAGAGGTTGCTGAAAAGTATGGTGTTGTAAATGTTACACCTTTGTCTGCCTACGATGTGGCGAGACTTGAAGGGCATGATGTTGAAAACTCACAAAATGTTCAGTTTATAATGACACCACATCAAGATGCTGCAAGACACTCCACTTCAAATCCTGAACAAGTAACATATGAGAATTATGAGATAGCGCATTTCAGATTACTATCAGATGCAAATTATGTTCCCTATGGTCGCTCTATGTTAGAGGCTGGAAGAAAGGTTTGGAAACAAATGACTTTAATGGAAGATGCTATGTTGATACACAGAATTATGAGAGCACCAGAAAAAAGAGTATTTAAGTTAGATATCGGTAATATCCCACCAGCTGAAGTAGATAACTACATGCAACAGGTTGTGAATAAGATGAAGAAGGCGCCCGTCATTGATGAAAAGACAGGCGATTACAACCTTAGATATAACATACAAAACCTTACCGAAGATTTTTTCCTACCTGTTAGAGGTGGGGATAGTGGAACGTCTATTGAATCTCTTAGTGGTTTGAACTATGATGCGGTAGATGACATTGAATATCTTAAAAATAAAATGTTAGCTTCTCTAAGAGTACCGAAGGCTTTCTTAGGATATGAAGAAGGTTTGGGCTCTAAAGCCACATTAGCTGCAGAAGATGTGAGGTTTGCCAGAACAATTGAAAGAATACAAAGAATAGTTGTCAGTGAGTTGACGAAGATTGCCGTTGTTCATTTGTACGCACAAGGATATAGAGACCAAGAGTTAGTAAATTTTGATTTGAAACTCACTAATCCATCTACAATATATGAACAGGAAAAGATTGAATTGTGGAATAATAAAACATCATTAGCAGAGTCTATGGTAAGAGATGGATTATTATCATCAGAGTGGATATATAAAAATATTTTCAATTTTACTGATGAAGATATTAAAGAAAATGATGAACAGATAATTTTTGATTACAAAAATAAATTTAGAAGACAACAAATTGAAGCAGAAGGTAATGATCCTGCTAAAAGTGGACAGTCTCAAGGAACTCCTTCAGATTTGGCTATGGGAAGAACCGGACATGAGTTGAATGATGAGGGTGGTTCAGAGGAAGGTGGACAGCCAGGCGCAGGAAGACCGAAAGAAGCAAATAAATATGGACAAGACAGTGGTGCGAGAGGTAGAGACCCATTGGGTGCCAATGATAAAAACAATGCTTACGGTGCAGTTGCCACTCATCATTATGAAAATTTGTTCAAACATTTGGGTGAAAAAGGAAAAACGCTACTTTCTGAATCGAAAGAAGTTGAGAAAGAATATAAAGAGGAAGTTTCTTCTCTTAATACTAACAAAAATTAAGTAATCATATATTTATATATGAAGAATTACATAAATGATTGGAGTTTAATATGAGTTCAAATACAAAGCACTCAAAAATTCGTAATACAGGAATTTTATTTGAGTTGTTGACAAGACAGATTACTGTTGATGTACTAAATAATAACCAAAAAGCAGCAGCTGCTAAAATATTAAAAGAATTTTTCAATAAAAAAACACAATTAGGAAAAGAATACGAATTATACAGAGTATTGACTACAGAAAATTACACATCTGAAATAAAAGCCAATCATTTAGTAGATGCTGTTGTAAAAGCTCGACAAAAATTGAACAATTCTCAATTAAAAAGAGAAAAATACAATTTAATTAAAGAAATCAAAAAAAATTATGATGTAAATGATTTTTTTATGTCAAGAATTCCAAATTACAAAGTTAATGCTTCGATATACAAAATATTTGATGTTAATTATGATTCAAATCCCGCATCCGAGACAGAAAGTCGCTACACAATAGTTGAGCATGTAACTCGTAAACAGATTTCTCATAAAAGAAAAGATAAAGAACTTGTTGAGGGTTACAAAAAACAAGAAAAAGACCTAAGACTACTTGCCTATGGTATCTTAGTTGAAAAATTTAATAAAAAATACAGTTCGTTGAGTAAACAACAGAAAAAATTACTCAAAGAGTATATCAACAATATTTCTAATACAAATTCACTCAAAGAGTTTATAGAATCAGAAACTATCAAGGTAAAATCTAAACTCCAATCAATTTTGCCAGATGTTGATGATAAAGTTACAAAGATAAAGTTAAATGAAGCAGTTAATCAAGCAGAAACTTTAATGAAGGGAAGAATTGTTGAAGACAAACAAGTAGTTACACTAATGAGATACTATCAATTAGTTAAGGAGCTTGAAAATGTCAAAAATGGATAAACTCAAAGAAATTATCAGAGAGTTAATCAGAAAAGAGCTCGAAGAAGTATCCACTTCTGCCGCAGTGCCTGGCTATCAAACACCTTACGCTTTCAGTGGTGGTAGAAAGAAAGATAAGAAGAAAAAGAAAAAGATAGCTACTAATTCAACTGGCTATAGTAAAGTAAATGAAGGTAGATATCATCAGTATAGAAATGATGAGACAATGACACCCAAACAAAAAATTGGTCGTTCAATGAGAGAGATAAGAGATTCTCTAAATGAATTGGATAGATTAGTTAAGATGAATGTTCGTCTTAAAAATGAATTAAATGTGGATTCACGTTCCTATTGGAAGAATACACATAAAGCTTTAAACAAAATAAGTGAGAGGTTAGTAAAACTAGCAAACAAAGTAGGGCAGTTACAATAATCGGAGTCACTATGCCGTTTGAAGATAAAAAGAAGTCCTATATGGACACTCTTTTTAGTATATCAACTTTGCTTAAAAGATGGCAAGTAGAAATACAAAATAAAGAGATAGATAAGAATTATATGATAAGGAGACTTAACCAATGGATAGAACAATTGGAAAGTCTTAAAACAGAAATTATGATGGAGAAAGACTAATGATTTCACTACTTGAAATTGCAAAAAGCATCAATGAAGTTGATGACGACAAAATCATCAAATATAAAGATAAGGATGGTGAGTCTCAAGAAATGACTGCTGGTGCTGCTAAAAAGCAGCCAGATGACCATCCAGCAAAAGTTGCTTACAATAAGATGGCTGACCAAGGTGGCGATGATAGTGAAAAGGATGCCGGTGGTAAGTTAGGTGGTAGTGATTTTGAAAGAGATGGTGGTGATGACCCGATTGGAGATAAGGGTGATGTTGGAGTTGGTGAATTACCAGATAGGTCGTCAGAATTACCAAAAAAGACAGCAAAACAACAGAGTGATTTTGAAAAGAAAAGAGATGCTATGTTTAAAAAAGCAAGAGGGGGTGCAGAAGATGATGTCAAAGCTGATTTAAGAAAAAACCCTGAGAAGTTAGATGATATGAGTGCTGAAGAGTTAGAAGATGTATTTCCTTCGCATGAGGAATATATGGAATTTGAAACTCTTAGAAATCAAAAAGTGCTCAAAGATAGACATCCAAAACTTCATAAATTAGCATCACAATCCATTCAAGCTAAACAAGAATTAGAGAGTTTAGAAAAAGAACTTAAAGATAAATTAGAAAGTGGAGAGTTTGCAGATCCTTTTGTAAAAGGTAAAGAAGATCCAGAAGGTAAAAAGAAATTTGAAGCTCATCAACAGAAAATTAAAGACGCAGAAGAAAAAATGGAAGATGCCAGTAATGAGGTATATTACTATCAAGAAGATAACGCTGATGCATTAGATGGTGATGATATACCATACGATGTTGAAGATTTAGTTAGAGGTGAAGGAAGTAAAAAAGATGAATCGATTAAAGTAATCAACGGAAAACAATATAAAGCAATCAAAGAAGAAAAAAAATCAAATAAACATATTCTCAAAGAGAATTACGATAGATTTTTCGGAGACAAAAAATGAAACAATTAATAGTAGATTACTTACCATTTGAAATACAAGCAGACCAAATAAATGAGTCTATGAAAGAGAACAACGGAAAGTTAGTTGTTAAAGGTATTTTGCAAAGAGCAGATACCAAAAACCAAAATGGTAGAGTATATCCAAAAGAAATTCTGATGAGGGAAGCAAAGAAGTATTCAGATAACTTTGTAAAACAAAAAAGAGCTATGGGTGAGTTAGACCATCCTGAATCATCTGTTGTCAACTTACAGAATGTATCTCATAATGTAACTGAAATGAATTTCAACGGCGATGACTTAGTTGGCACAGTTGAAGTTCTCACTACACCAAGTGGTAATATACTCAGAGAATTATTTAAAAACGGAATTAAACTTGGTATTAGTTCACGTGGTATGGGTTCGGTTGAGCCTATGAATGAGAATGGTGCAGCCGAAGTGCAGGATGATTTTGAACTTATAGCTTTTGATTTTGTCTCTAATCCATCTACGCATGGTGCATTTCTTCATCCAATGAATGAAAGTATCGAAGGTGAAACTGCAATACGTGACACTAAGTATGGAAAGGTTGAAGCAGTAATCAATGATATATTGAGAGGATAATGCCAGCAAAGTCCAAACAACAACAGAAGTTTATGGGCATAGTTAGGTCTATACAAAAGGGTGAAGCACCCGCTGGTAAATTTTCAAAAGCAGCTCAGAAGGCTGCTAAGTCTATGAAAAAAGGTAGTGTGAGAAAGTATGCTAAAACAAAGCATGATGACTTACCAAAAAAAGTAAAGGAAGAAAAGAAAAGGGATTACAAAGCTGAGTATAGAAAATTTCAATCATCTCCAAAGATGAAGAAGTATAGGGCAGAATTAAACAAGTACAATAGAAAGAAAGGTACTTATGGAAATGGTGATGGTAAAGACGCATCACACAAAGGGGGAAAGATAGTGGGATTTGAAGCACAATCTAAAAACAGAGGAAGAGCTGAAAAAAGTAGATTGAAAAAAGAATCTTTGAATGAAAAAGAAATGTCTATCAAAGACGCATTTCAAGATTTGGTTAAAGACCATGGTGCTAAAAAAGCATTAGATATGCTTGCTGATGTATTAACTGGTGGGGCTTTAGCAGCTATGGATTCAAAAAAAGTTAAAGCTTTTAAGAAAAAATTATTGAAGAAGGTGACTACAGAAGCCAAACTAAATGAGAACCCAGCCGCCATTGCTGCTGCTCAACGCATGGTTGTTCAAAATAAACAAGGTAAAAAAGTATCAGTAAATACTGCTCGTCAATCCACATATAAGGAAAAAGACCCTTCAGCACATAGGAAAGCTAAAAGTCTTTTTCAAAGAATCAAAGATAGATTCTCTAAAAAAGAATCTGTAAATGAACAATTTTTTGATGCTAAAGGTAAATTTAGAAAATATATGGATAAAGTTTTTAAACAAGCTGGAATTAGAGTAATAAAATACGACCCTATGAAAAAGAATTTTTATAATGGTGCTTGGGGTGGATTCTATACAGTTGAATCGAGTAACAAAGTAGACATAGGTGGTAGAGCAGTTAAAAGAAGTTCTGCTGTTTTACCAGTATATATTAGTAGAATAGGTCAAGTTGAGTTAGGAGTTAGTGCTGGTGGTTTTCACTTAGGTAAAGCTGGTAGTCCTCAAGTCTTAAAGAATTTAAAGGATTTCAAAAAAACTGATTTAGATGAGTCTGCTGATGTAAAAAAATATTTTGTAAGAGAAAACCTAAG